GTTCACCGTCGAGATTGCTTACCAATATTGGGAATCAGCCGGCGTAACAAGTTAAAGTTTATTAGAAAGGGAGTTGAGTTTAATGCTCAGCTCCCTTATCTAATCTTATAAATATATATTATGGAAATATTTGGACTAAATATAACGAAAAAAGTCGCAGAAGACGATAAAGATAAGAAGAAACTTATCTCACCTATTCCGGTAACAGATGATATAGGTGCATTAACTGTTTCGACAAATGCAACCGGAGCATATTATGGTAACTACCTGGATATGGAAGGTACAACTTCCGATTCAGAACATGAATTAATTTTAAAATATCGAGAAGCTGCTCGACAGCCAGAATGTGATACAGCTATTGCAGATATTGTCGACCAAGCAATTGCTTCAGCAGATAAATCAGCTCCTATTGAATTGGTATTAGATGAACTAAACCAACCTGATTCAATCAAAAAGAAAATGATTGAAGAGTTTAATACCATTCTTCAATTATTCAAATTTAACAATAGAGCAGCTGAATTGTTTAGAGATTGGTATATAGATGGACGAATCTATTTTCATGCTATTGTTGATGAAGCCAATCCTAAAAAGGGTATAAGAGAACTTCGACTAATTGAGCCTCTAGCTTTAACTAAAATTAAAGAGGTTGTAAAAAAAGTTGACCCTAAAACAAAAGTAGAATTTGATGAAACTAAAGCAGAATATTATGTATATTCAGAAAAGAAATCAAAGGGTAAAGGAAATGCAGGAACTATCGG